TAACCACCCGCCCACCGCCTGATTTATGGGAGATAAGCGCATGAGCAGCCTTGTGGCAAATAAGCGCGTTTTGCCTGCCGACAGCGATACGCCCGATGTTGATGATGGTGATACCACCGTCAGTGCCGGGGACTTCTGGCCGGTGATTAAACTGGCCGATCTCCGTCTGGCCGCGCGCATCACTGGCGGCATCACCACGTCCAGGCTGATGCACGTCACCACGGAAGCGGTAGCCCATGTCACCGCGCAGTTGCTTGACTGGCGTGCCGGTCAGGTCAAAGCAGGTTTTCACACGCTGGAAGATGTGCCTTCAGTCCTGCCGTCAGGTGATACGGAAAAGCTGGTTATCAACGGTGAAAACGTGAAGGTGTACCGCTTCCGCCGCGCAGTCTATTCGATTGCCAGGGCACTGGTACTTGAAGGCTATCGCGACGTTGATACCACGGCGAAAGGCGACAAAGACGCCGCCGCACTTGACCTGCAACGGGATGATCTCTGGCGGGATGCCCGCTGGAGTATCGCTGACATTCGCGACACCCCGCGACTCTATGCGGAGCTTTGCTGATGAAAGTGAAGGCATTGCAGGGGGATACGGTGGATTTGCTTTGCTGGCGTCACTACGGCAACACGCAGGGCGTGACCGAAAAAGTGTTATCTGCCAATCCCGGACTGAGCCAGCAGGTTTTTCTTGATGCCGGTCAGGAGATTGAACTGCCGGAAATCGCGCACAAAGCGACACAGGAGATGGTGCAGCTATGGGATTAAGTTTCTTTCAGCGCCTGAATGACTGGCTGACATTCACGATGTCAGCGATGGTCACGAGTATCGGCGTCATGACACTGAGCGAAAAGATTGCGCTGGCCGGTCTTCTTGTCGGGATGGTTTTTGGTGCACGTGGATGGCTCTATCGCGCCCGCATCGAACGTGGGCAGAAGCGTCGAAACGAATTGATTAACCAGATCCTTGAGCAGGCAGAACACAGGCAAATGAGTGAGTCAGAGCGCCGGGCGCTTGACCTTCTGCAACAGAATGAGCCGGAAGATGAAACAGCTTATTAAAAAATGCTCCATTGCGGCCATTGTTGCGCTGGGTATCACGCTGAGTACGGGCGCGTTGCGCACCACGCCTGAAGGCCAGCAGAAGATTGCTGGTTGGGAAGACTGCCGGAATACGCCCTACTACTGCACGGCTGGCGTGCTCACGGTCGGAATTGGTTCGACGGGGCGCGTTGAGAAGCGGGAGTACAGTGACAGCGAGATCGCCGGTCGATGGATTAACGATATGCGGCACGCTGAAAACTGTATTAACCAGAATTTTGAAGGCGGGCATATGCCACAGTCCGCCTTTGAGGCCATGACGGATGCCAGTCTTAATGTGGGGTGTACTGGCCTGATGTGGTTCACGGACAGCCAGAAGCGAAAGCAGCGCACGACCATCTGGAAGAAGGCGCAGGCGCATGAATGGCAGGCGATGTGTAACCGGCTGACGGACTTTGTGAACAGCGGCGGTAAACGCAGCCAGGGGCTGGTTAACCGGAGAACGGATTTTAAGGCGTGGTGCCTGCGTGACGTGGAGGCTGTTAAGTGAAGATTACAGCCATTTTATGTGCGCTACT